GAAGGTGACATTGTTTTCTTTCCATCATCATTTTCACATGAGGCATGTCCCAATGAATCCGATGAGGTTAGAACCATTATCTCTTTCAATATGTTTGATACACAATTACTCTTTGCTAAGAAACGTGAGTTGTTTGGTGATCAGGCAGATCAAGTAGTAAAGAAGATTGCGGATCGAGTTTATGATCCCACCCCAAAATACGATAAATAAAGAAAAACTCAAAGATAAATGAGCACCATTGACGGTATTATTAATGAACCCACAATTAATTTCGTCGGTAAAGACGGATTTTTCTGGTGGGTTGGTGAAGTAGAAGATCATAAAGATCCAATGAAGTTGGGTCGAGTGAAGGTTCGTGTTCTTGGTTATTACACGAATGTTAGAGGTGAAACTACTTCTGCTCTCCCTACAGATGATCTTCCCTGGGCAACTGTGTTGCAGCACACTTGCCAGGCAGGTAATGATGGTCAAGGCGAAAGTGCTGGTCAATTACAACCAGGTGCAATCGTCATGGGATTTTTCATGGATGGTGAACAGGCGCAGATGCCTATCGTCATCGGTGTTATGAGAGTTACAAAGTCATCAGTTACGAAAGACTCTAAAACGTTTGCTTTCACTGGTCAGGCAGTAGAACCAGGTCTTGCTCCTAATAAAGCAACAATGCACCCGATGAATCCTAATTCATCAATGGCAACTACTAAGGCAACTGGTTACAAGAGACCTTCTGATGATAATACTGTTCCTCTCCCTAACGATGGTAAGAGTGAGACTGCGGGAAATGGAACACCAAATAATGTAGGAAACTTATTGAATGGTAGCGCAGGTAATCCCAACAAACCTAGGCAACCAAAGAAACCTATTCCTGCTGCTAATGGTGTTGCTGGACCATGGAAAACACTAGAGTATAAGTTATCTTATCTCTTGGAAGATCTTGCTGACCATGCTGGAACACTGATGAAGGCAGAAGATGGTGACTTCATTGATATTGTTACAGGCAAACTTGTTAGTGCAAAGGCATTGACTGCAAAGATTCAGAACTTCTTGAGTGCGGTATTTACTCAGGTTGTATCTGCGATGCGACAATCTTTGGCAAACCTTGCAGAAGAGTTAGAACTGGTTAACATTCTTGGTGGTGCTACTGGTGCTCCTTTTGTGGTCTTTACTGTTATTCAACAGGCAGTGACTACGATCCTTAAGGCTCTCTGTATGATTGATAATCAACTGTTGGGTTTCATTCAAGATCCTATTGGAAGTATCTTGGGTTTGCTCGAAGGTGTGTTGGAAGGTTTGATTGACAAAGCAACTTTTGTGATGCAAGGTGTTCAACAAACTATTGATAGAGTTATCTGTCAAGTTCAGGGTCTTCTTGATACAGTTCTCGGTGTAGTTGATACTGTTAAGACTATCGTTGATGGCGTTGGTAAAGCAACAGAAATTATTGAAGCATGGAAAGCAGGTAGTGAGATCTTTGAAGCAGGTACTGATCTATTCACAAAAGGTATCTCTTCAATCACTGGTCTGATTGCATTGTTTATTAAGTTTATCGGCAGTGGTTGTGGTCGTTCTGCTGATGGCGGTAAGGATACAGTTGGTTGGTATCCTCTCTTCGGTGTAACTCATTGTACAGAAGCAGAATTAGAATCAATTAATAAAATTAGGGGTGAATCGAGAGGTGAATGTGGTGGTGATGCACGAGCAGGTGGTCTGCTTGATAGTATTTTCAAGGAAGCGGATCCTTATTTGACTGCTGCTACAACTTACTTAGATGGTGCTTACGACATGTTTGTTGGCACACCTGGACGTTCTGCCAGTATCAAGAAAACTGCTAGTGGTACTACCCATACATCTATCAACATCAATCAGTCTTTGTATGCTGAATATGTTGCTAGAAAGAAAATTGCTGAAGATTATCCTGATGCAGAACCAGAAGAGATTGAAAAGAAGGTAGAGTCATATACCAAATCTCAAAATAACAATAAGGGTGACAATGGATCTTTGATCGCTGATCATACTTCTTATGCTGGTAACTACACGCGAGAAATCCATGGTGATGATTGTGAGAATGTTGATAACGATAAAGTAGTTAATGTTGATGGAGATTACTTCCTGAAGATTACTGGTGATTGTCACATTGAAGTTGGTGGTGGTTTCTTCTTAGGTGCTGAAGGTGCTCCTAAAGTTGTTGATGGTAACGGTGAAAAGAAAAACGATAAGGTACAGAAGCACACCATTAGATTTGGTTCCGACGTTGATGTTAACACGGTTGGTGCTAAGTTTGAATTGCAGGGTGCTGAAGCAAATATTGCATCTACATCTACTAAAGTCACTGGTAGTATGTTTGAAAACTCTGCATCGCAACAAAGTAGAAGTGCTGCTGAACAGATCTTTAGTGGTGACAACTCCATTGAGATTGTTACACCACACTTGGTTGAGATGATTAATAGCCCACCGTCACCTCTTCCTAAGGCAATGACAGGTATTCGTAGATTTGTTGGTGGATCTGTTGAAACAGTTATGACACCCTCTGTGTCTGGTGCTGATGCTATTCCTAGATACACCATTGTTAATCCAGTTGGACCTTATTCTCTGACATGTGGTGCAACAGGATATAACTGTAACGTTACTACGGGCGCATTTAATGTTAATGTTGGTGCTGGATTGATTGCGATGAACGCTGGTCTTGCATGTAGTATCAAAGCAGGACTGGGAATGGTTCTGAGTGCTGAACTTGCTGTGGCAATTACAGGTGCATCGATCTTCCTGAACTGACTTGACAGGCATCTAGCATCCTGTTATACTATATGGGTAATCAAGAGACGACCCATGACGGACAAAGTTCTAGAACAGGTCTGGATCAATTTTTCCCAGCGTTCTGTAAAAATCCTAGATAATGAAGGCAACGACAAAGTTGTGACTTGGAAATGGGATGAAGAAGGATCTGAAGGTTTTTCTGAAACCGTCTCTATGATTCAAGATATTGTTGATCCTGAAATTGTAACTTACTGTTTTGCACAAGCATGATTGGACCTATTGGAATTACTCTGCGTGAAGCAGAGGATCACTTTGACTTTATTCTTGATCTTACTGACAGATCTCATGTCTGTTGGAAAATTACCCGTCCTGACGGAAAATCTGCTCTGATGGTTCCTGTTAACGAAATTCCTCCTGTTCCTGAAGAAATTCAAGATGAGGTTGAAGATTTTCGTAGGAAATTCTTAGAAAACGTAGGTGCTCCCGATGCGTCCTGAAACTCGTAAGTCTATGCAAATGCTGTTTGCTGCCAAATGGAACTTGCCAAAAGCAGCAAAACATGCTAATCTTAGCAACAAGGAAATGAAAATTACTTTTAATGAGTATTGTCATTTTCATCCTCCGATCTATAACCTTGACGGGAGTGTGGCGGAATCGGTAGACGCACCAGACTTAAAATCTGTTGAGGATTAACCTCGTGAGGGTTCAAGTCCCTCCTCTCCTACTATGACATCATACATTTTCCCTACTACTTTCTACTGGCAATTCAAAGCACCAAACGCACAAGAATTTATTGACAAAATTGATGCTGTTGCCAAAGAAGAAAACATTGACAACTCTCCGTTCAATTGGGGAAAAGAATGTGTCATTGATCGCATCCCTCTAAAATGGCAAGATTGGGTGCCACTCGTTACACCTAGTATGCATCTCCTAGGAAAACAACTCGGCAAAAAATTTCAATTCTGGATGTTTGATCCATGGATTAATTACTACAAACGAGGGGCATATCAAGAAGTACATGATCACGATCGACAAGATCTAGCATGTGTGTTTTTTGCAAACAGTGGTGAAGGGTTTTCAGACTTTACTTTTTTTGATAGATATAATGCAACTCTATCACCCGACATTAAACAACTAGTCGAATACCATAACATATGGGGTCTTAAATATGAACCTGGTGATATTATTTTCTTCCCAGGTTCAACGTTACATCAAGTAACTCAGCATAAAAGTGACACGGTAAGAAAAACTTTTGCCTGTAACTTTAATATTTCGGTAGCAGAATGAAACCCGTGGAAATACTTCTACTCATATCAGAGTTAGAAGGTTCTTATCAACACACTAAAAAACTTGGTTTTGATGAAGACAGAGATGTCCTCAGAGAAATGTGTGATAGGTACTATAAACTATATTTCCAACTAAAACGCCACTCTAGCTCAGTTGGATAGAGCAACGGTTTTGTAAACCGTAGGTCATCGGTTCAAGTCCGATGTGTGGCTCTCGGGGAATTAGCTCAGTTGGTAGAGCGCCTGCTTTGCAAGCAGGATGTCAGCGGTTCGAGTCCGCTATTCTCCATGGG